TCAAAGTTTCTTTACCCAGTCAAGCGCAATCCAACCTGCACCTGATTTCAGTTTGCCCCAACCTTTGGTTGAACCGGTGCCTTTCTTTTCATCTACAATGGTATAGACACCACCGCCTGTGATGCACCCGGTCACCTTGTAATTTGTACCTGCGCCCTTCCGGATGTTCAGCGCATCGGCTGTAACTCTGACCAAATACGGCTTGAAGGCTGTTGATGTGGGCTTTGCCGGGGTCGTTGTCGCTGTTGTGGTAGATGTACCAAGCAACTTGTTGACCTTGGAAGCAATGTCACCCATTTTGCCATACAGATAATCACCGGGGCAAGGTTTGTTTGCATAGTCCCTATGAACGGTCATGTTACAACCGTTCAGATGGTTCATGCGTTCATTCTTGTTGGTTGACCATTTCAGCTTTTTAATACCGTTGCGCTTGCAGATGTCAGCAACCAATTTAATCAAGGCATTATATGCTTTGTCATTCACCCTGTAAGGGTCATAGGTGTCTGATGCAACTTCAATGGTGATTGCTCTGTTATCATTGACAGATGAAGAAGAACACCAAGACCTGTTCTTTTCCTCAACGTACAGACCAATTCTGCCATCATAGCCGACACCATAATTGGAAGATGCTTGACGGTTGGCATCTGCAAAGATATTTCCCAAAGTTTCAGCCGAACACTGACCCACTACACAATGAATGGTGATGGTATCAATCACATGGTTTCTTGTTCCGCTGTGGTTCGGAGAAAGGTGTTTGTGGTTCACCAGTTTGCTGTTTGTGTATGCCATTATTCTTCATCCCCCTTATTGTTTGAAAGGTTTTCAAAAGTTGCTTCTGTGACTTCTTCACCGTCAGGAATGACGATGTTTTCATCTTTATTCGTCATCACAATCACCTTCTTCATCTTCATATTCATCATCGTCATAGATGATTTCAGGGTTAGTTTGAGGCTTGATGTTGGTTGACTTTGCATCCACCATACCTTCACCGATGATGTAGGCAATAGCGGTTGCACCTGTCATGATGACACCGGTCACCTTGGTGACATCACTTTCACCTACACCAAAAGCGAAAAGCAAAGCGGTTACAAAGGCAATCATTGCCGCCCAAAACTTTCTGCTTGTCAGCTTTCTTTTCCAGTCAATCTTCATTGTTGTCATCCTTTCCAAATACGGTTTTGTTCAAAACTTTGACCTGCTGTTCCAGTCGAATCAACCGGTCTGAATGGTCTTTCAAGTCATTCTTGACATCTTTGACATCAGCCTTGATTTCGTTGATGCCTGTACCGATGTTTTCAAGTTTGACAATGACGGTTGTCAGTTGTGCTGAATCTGACTTTGCATCCTGTTTGTTGTTTCGTTTGAGATTTGACACGCCTGAATAGATAGCAAATCCAAGCGAAATTGCCGAAATGACCAACGCAATTTCAATAGTCATCTTCACCACCACTTTCTGCAAAAATTGAAGCGTTCTGAAAGGCTCTAAAATGCCCCCAGAACGCTTTTTGTTGTCGGTGTGAAATTACACCATCTTGTGATAAAAATGCAGTGTGGGGCTTATTCGTCAGCCAAATCACCGCAATCAAGGTCAATCAAAACCTGCTTGACCTGCTCTTTGATTCTTGCAGGTACTTCCGCAAAGGTTTTCTTGCCCTTGATGATAAGGGTTGCATAAACAACTGCCATATTTGCCACATCCTTTCTGAATAAAATTTTTAATATCAGCCAAAGCATCAATCATCACCAACCCAACCATGTTCGGTCAGGATTTCAATGACTTCCTGCTTCAGGTTGTCGGGAACATCGGAAAGTTTCTTTCTGCCCTTCATAATCAGGTCGGCATATACTTTTGCCATGATTTAACCCCCAATCATTTCATAAACGTCACACAAAGCAAGCTGTGTGCCCGTCAACTGTTCTTCCAGTGTGACGTTCTTTTCATCAATCAGTTTGATGTATTCATCTTTGGTGTACTGAATCAGATGGTATTCAAATTCAGTTCTTTCACCGTCATCATCGGAAATGGTGTTTTCCTTGATGTCCGTTGCAAGCCAAACAGAATAGTCATCAACAACTTTTTCTTCCGGCTTGACGGTGCTTTTCACAATGCCATGGTCAATCATTGTTGTCATCCTTTCCTTTTGATGTTTGTAATGTAATAGGCGTTTGCATATTGTTTCAGTGGTTCAATATATTTTTGTTGTAGCCTGTAACTGTCACAATGTTTCAACCACCCATAATAGGAATTGATTGAACACCATTCTGAATAGTTCAGTGGTTTTCCTTCCAATCGTTTCCTATTTATTTTTACCATCTTGTTTTTGAATGAAATGCAGGTGCTTTTTCTCAATAGGGTATATTCAAGAAAAGACCTATAACCCACAAAGTCAATTCCTCTTTTATATGTGGGGAAGATTTGCCAGTTGCCCTTGATGGTCAATTTCAACTTGGTTGCATAAAATTCCTTGATTTCAAGAAATAACTGATGCAGTTCTTCTTTAGTTTCTGCGAAAATTCGCACATCATCCATATATCTGTAATAGTGTTTGACCTTCTTGATTTCTTTTATCCAGTGGTCAAACGGTGTCAGATAAATGTTACCGCTATACTGTGAAATGTAGTTTCCGATGGGAACCCCTGTGTCACCGGTCGTTGAATCAATGATTTCATCTAATAAACATAT